CTAAGCCTTATTGGTCAAGGGGTTTGCAGCGATTTTTTGCTCTGCTTGCGCGGCCGAAAACCGGTCGTTTCCAACATTTCCATGTTGGAATTCCAACATGGTCAGCCGGCCGACCGATTCGCGGGCGTGCTGGATCTGCTCGATCATCGGCGACAAATCGAGAACGGGCAGCGGCGTCATCCCTTCGCGGGCTGCCGCCTGCTAACCGCGATGGCCGCTTGCAGCAAATCTTGGTAGCGGATTTTCAAACACGCCGCAGTCGTCGATGTGGCAGGCATTGCGGCATCGACATCGAGCCAGCGGCGGGTGCTGTCGTTCGGATCATTGTGATCGCGAAGATGACAGCGCCAGCGTTCCGCGAGGGGAAGGCCCATCATGGATCCCAGGCTGTAGGACCAACCCTTCGGAACGAGGCTCATGGCGATGTCCAGCGACCCGGTGAATTCCGGGAATTCACCCGCGAAGGTATCCACGGCCCGCCCGCCGGGCAGCAACCATTTGGTGAGATAAAGATCCTCTCCCCGCGCAGACCGATAGAACCGGTCGTGCCGTGGTAATGGCCTCAGCTCCAACGCCTCCGCGATATCAGCATCGAGCGCCGGATCGGGGCTGGCCGCAGCTTTGATACGCTCGATCAGGTCGCCGAGCACCTTGTAATCGGTCACGCCTGCTGCTCCTGTTCGCCGTCGCGCTTCGCCTGGGCCTTGGCGCGGACCTTGAGTTGGCTGACGGCCATGGCGACGCCGCTGACGGCCATGCGGGTGTTGCGGGGGCCGTAGACCTCGAGGATCTTTTTCGTGCGCTCGATGGTGTGGCCGCTCATTGCGGCGATGAAGTGATCGGGGACGCCGAGCTCGAACAGGTGGACCATGCCGGTGCGGCGGAGATCCTGGAAGACGATATCGGCGAGCGCGTTGGCGAGCTCGATGTCGCCGGCTTCGGCCGCGCGTTCGCTGGCGGCGGCGACGCATGCGCGGAAGCGGCGCTGCAGCTTCCATTGCGGCCATGCCTCGCCGGTCTCTTCGTCGCGCAGGATCGGCGGGTGGAGCGTCGCGACCTGGGCGGCACGGGCGGCGGCGATCGCCGCCTCAATGTCGGTGCGCAGCTCGCCGACGACGGGGACCGCGATCCACTTCTTCGTCTTCTTCTGCAGGATGTCGATGCCCATGACGGTGCCGTCGGCCGCCATCAGGTTGGCGCGCGCCTCGGCCGGGATCTCGTGCTCCTCGAGCTGTCGGTAGGCCTTGGTCGTCAGGCGGAGCAGATCGCCCTCGCGCTGCATGATGCCGAAGCCGAGGTCGATGGCGAGCTTGATGCCGTGCCAGCCCTTCTCGGCCGCGATCGCGCCGATCGCCTCGCGCGCGATCGCGGGGATGGTCTGCTGGCGGGGCGGCGCCTCGGGGATCGTCACCTCGGCCATCGGGTTGGCGTCGATCATGTCCTTGTCCTTCGCGAATGTCATGAGCGACTTGAGCACCGAGAGCAGGCCGTTGGCGCGGTGGAGCTTGGGCCGCGCCTCGCGCCCGGCGAGGACGCGAACGCGGTAGATCCGCTCGCCATGAAGCGCCTCGAGCGCGGCTTTCTTGAGGATCTCCGGCGCCACATCCTTCGCCCAGGCGAGCGGCGGCGCGGTGAGCAGCGCGATCGCGGCGTCGACGCCGGCGTGATGGGCCAGCCATAGCGCGGTGCGATCGTCGTCGATGCCGGCGGCGCGGAGCTTCCTGCCGTTGACCTCGAACGCGCCGAGCTCGGGAGGCTTGAGCAGCGCATCCTTGAGCACGACGCAGCGGCCCCGGTCGATCAGGCGGATCGGGGTGCGGCCCTCGTCGGCCCACTGCTCGATCATGCCGAGATAGCTGCCATAGGTGGCGCGGGTGCTCTTGGCCTTGCTGGCGAGATCCTCGGCGCGGTAGCGGCGGATCGCATAGGCCATGGTCGCACGTTCGGGCTTGCGCTCGACATTGACCGGCTGCGCCCCGCCCTTCTTCCAGATCTCGACGTCCTGGTTGAGCTTGTTCGCCCGCTCGATCGCGCCGGCGAGGCTGCGGCCCAGCTTCTCGGCGAGCCACCCCATGTCGCGGAGCGATTTGCTGGGCTGCCAGTAATAGTTCCCGCCCTTCTCGACCAGGCGCTCGATCTTGATCGCCATGTCAGCCCTCCCCGATCAGCTTGTCGGCCTGTTCCTGGCAGGCTGCGGCGCGGCGGCGGAGCAATTCGCGAGTGTCCCTGACGATGCCGTCGCGGATCCCGCGGCTGTTGGCTCCGTCGGAGAGAAGCCGGCGTATCGAGCTTTCGGTGATATCGAGCTGGCGGGCAGCTTCGCGGCCGCCGCCGAGCAGCTCGACCGCCTCGCGGAACCAGGCGCGGCGGGCCGGATCGTAGATGCCGTCATGTAGAAGATTGTCCATGGTCCTGTTCCTTGACCTTCGCGCGGCCATTCTGCCGGCGCAGTTGAGAAAGCTATGCCTGTTCGACTGTGGCGGCAAGCGAGACCACCGGGTGCCCGACACCGACTATGCAAAGGATGACTTTGCCGCCGGCGGCGATCGCCGCGATCTCTGCGGGCGTCGGCTCCCAGCATGACACCATGACGGGAACGCTTCCGTGCATCTCATCGCGGATCGGCAATCCTCGGCAAGGCCCGCTCGTTTCAGGGGTCCAATCCGCCGGAGCGCCCAAGGTTCGCGTGCATCCTTCGATACGAGCGGGGATCACGCTTGCGTTCCCAAGCCGTCAGCCGACAGTGCAGGCGTGACACAATCCGCCGGGAGGTTCCCTCCTTCGGGCAACGGCCACTCACCTGTGTGCTCGAGCATGAAGCCAATCGGCTTGTAAGCGACGACGCGTCCGCGACCTTCGGTGAAATGATCATGCGACCAGCACCAGCCCGCGAACTTCCATTCTTCCTCGTTTTCGTCCCAGAAGCCGATGGTTGCCGCGTATGTCGCGTCGGCCAACGGATGACCGGCCGCGTCGCGATCGCTGTAATCGACCAGCAGCCAGACCATATCCTTATGCGCTTCGGCATCGATCTCACGCCAAGCTTCTACCGTCATGATTTGGCTCTCCGGGCTTCGAGACGGCGGAGGATCTCCGCGATGGTAACGGGACGGAAGGTCGGGGCGAGGAGCCAGTCGGGCGGGCGGCGGGTCATGCTGCGGCTTCCTGTGTCGGATCATTGTCCCACGGCACGCGGGATGCGAAGGCTCCGCTGGCCTGGTCCAGCTCGCGGCGGGCCTCCTGGCTCTCATCCTCGAACAGATAGATCCTGGCCGCGATGACGAGGCGAACCACGTCGGACGGCAGCGCGGTCCGACGATGGCGCGCGAGCATCTGCAACGCGCCGTCATTGTCGGGGAGCTCGCGCGCCATCTCCGCCGCCCGGATAGCGGAATAGCCCTGCAGAATGAGCGCGCGTCCGAACTCTTCGCGGTCGATCTGTTCGATCTCGACCATCTCCGTCGCGCGGGCGCGAAGGTACAGATCGCTCGACGAAGGAACATCGGGGCCGACGCTCATGGCCGCCTCGTGTAGAAAACCGTCTTGCCCGGGCATGTGTCGATCTTCCGTTCGCCATCGCGCCGATAGCCGAGGCGTTTCAGCGGATGCGCCAGCACCGGGCCTGAAATATCGAGCCCCGTCTTTTCGCGGACGTAGCAGCGAAGATCGACCATCGGCACGTCGCCGGGGTAGGTTTCGACGAAGCTGGCGACGGCGGCGTCGATGGCGCGCTTATCGGCCGCGCTCATCATTCGCCCTCGTGCTCGATGAGAAGCCGATCCGGCCGATCGTGGGCGCCGACGAGAAACATCCAGCTATGGAGACCAACTGCCTCGATCACTCGCGCCACAGGCTGATTGATCAGGCGGGCAACGTCGGCGACGGTGATGGTGCCCCACTCGGTGCGCGTGGCGGACAATGCCTGGATCAACGAACCGAGATCGTCGATGGTAACATGCTCGGACGTGCTCCCGAAAAAGCGGAGCGGCTCGATCGTCTGGATAAGGCCGATCGGAAGGTTGAAGATCCGGGCGGCCGTCTCGGCATCGAAATCGCTCCAGCAGTCGCAGAAGGTCTGTAGCGCATGTCTCAACACGGCTTCTCCGGGCAATCCGGAGCCCTCGCCTTCGTCGACATTCCAGCTGTGCGGATCGTCGCCGAACGCAACCACCCAAGGCTGTTTGTCAGCGGCGGGGATGTCCGCCAATGCGAGCTTCATGCTCATGCCTTGCCGCCTTTCTCGCTGTAGCGCCCCTCTGCGCGGGCGATCCATTCTTTCATCATCGTGATCGTGTCGGCGCGGTCCGCATTGGAGATGTAGTTGACCCTGCCGTCCTCGATCGCGCCGAACTCGCTAATGAGCAGCACGAACGCGATCTTCTTGGGCCGCGTCGTGCCGTTGAACTGCTGATCCAGCATCTCAGCGACGGCGTTCATGCCGGCCCTGTATCGGGCTTGGATCGGGTCGCTCATCGCTCGGGCCACAGCGGGATGGTGCAGTTGGAGCGGGTCTGCGTCTCGCCGACGATGAACGACGTGCGGGTGATGCTCGCGACCGACACCTTGCCCGAAACAAGCACCCGGATCCGATCAGCGAAGGAAAAACGAACATCCATCAGGATGTAGATCGCATCCTTCCCTTCGAAGTCGAACGCGTCATCAAAGGGATATCGCGCCGGCCGGAAGCCGAACATGCGGGCGATCTTGATGCGCAGCGGCGGCTTATAGATCTGATACAGGGCTTCACCTTCGGTCATGCTGCCTCCTGCTGTGCTTCGTCGTCGATCTCGATCGGGTGCGTCCGCTCGTGCCACTGGCGGTTGAAGGCGGCGGCGATCGCCAGGATGGTGCGGGCGCGCTGCTCGGGTTCCATCGCCTCGATCATCGGCACGATGCGGCGATCATGGCCGAACATCGGATCGCCGGCGGCGTTGAGGACGTTGCTCGGCAGCCAGCGGCCGCGATCGGCGGGATCGCGGTCGAACTGGGCGGTGAAGGGCCCCGGCGCGAGGTGAGCGACGGGCACCCCGTCGACCATGACGGCTAGAAGCTCGGGCACGTCGACGCCGGCGCTGTGTTCCCAGGCGTGGCGGCGGGCTTCCTCCTCGCGGAGGCGGTTCATCGTCGCGGCGGCGTCGCCGGGGTCGATGAACTCGGCACCGAAGGCCATCCCCTCGACCCAGTACCAGCGGTGGGCGCATTCCATCATGGCAATCCCCTCATCGGCGTCGGCCGCGTTGATCCGGCCCTGCTCGAGCAGCTTGGGGAAGCTGCGGCGGCGGCGCATGATCTCGCCGCGCAGGGCGTTGAGCTTGTCGGCCCAGGTGAACTGGTAGCGGCGGGCCGGCCGGATGCCGCCCTGCCCCTCGGTCATGTCGGCGAGGATCTCGTCCCAGCGCGCCTCGTCGGTCGCGGCGTGATCGGTGCGGAGATCGCCCTTCTCGATCCTGGCGGCGTTGGCGCGGCGGCGGCGATCGACCTCGCGGCGGACGGCACGGACCTGTTCGGCATGGTCGAGCGTGCGGAGGCTGGCCGGCGAAAAGAACTCAAAGTCTATCGCCGGGGGCTTGGCCATCACTTGCGCCCTATCCCATAGCCTAAGCCGCTGAGCGCCTTGGCGACGAGGTTCCAGACATGCTCCCGCTGTCGTGGATGGCGTAGCACTTTGCCGCGTTTCAGGACGGTGCGGCGGGCAAAATCCTCGCTCGATCGGCCGCGCAGGATCTCGACGCCATAGTCGCCTAGAGTGGCATCGCCGCCCTCGTTGGAGATGTAGGCGCGGGCAAGTTCCTGCGTGCTGCCGTCGCGGGCGGAGAGGAGTTGAACGCTGACGATGATCATGGCCAGGGCCTCACCAGGCCGAAGCCGAGCAGCGTGTCGGACAGATCCTTGCCGTCGACGATGCAGCGGGCGACGGGGCGGCCCCAGCGATCGGTGTCCTGAAAACCCTTGCGGCGCGGATCCGCGTCGACCTGTTCGCATTCGACGGTCTTTCCGTCGAGCTGGCCGAGCAGATAGGTCAGGACGTCGCGGGCGATGACGGGATCGCCGGGCGCGCAGTTTCGTCCACGCCGGCAGTGGCCGGGCATTTCGGGTGCGTCGATCGCGGCGAGGCGGACACGGCCGATCGGCTCGTGACAGCGGATGGTGTCGCCGTCGATCGCGACGGCGGCGGTGCAGATGAACAGGCCGAGGATCATAGAAAAGCCCTTTCCGGCGTCGGACAGTTCCATAGGCCTTGCGCGCCCTTCATCGGGATAGGTTCGGGCCATGCCTCAACCTCGAGCATCGGCCAGCCCCAATTCGCCTGCTCGTCGCGGCTGCTGTCGTTGGCGCGCGGCACGCCGAATTCGGCGGCGATATCGTGACCGTTGCGGGGCTCGCCGACGATCGCAGTGCCGATGCCGGCGGCGATCGGAAGCCGGCCGGTGCGCGCGGCATAGAGGACCGGGATCGCCTTATCCGGGAACAGACAGGTTTCGGCAGCGCTGACAGGAAAACGATCGCGCATCAGGAGCGGCATCAGCAACTCGTCGACTTCGATCTTGGCGATGCGCCTGGCGCCGGCGTGGATGACGATGCGCTGGCCGATCAACGATCGTGGCGCGCGCCAGCCCCGGAACTCATAGGGCTTCGCCTCGGCGATGATGAGCGATGCCCAAGGCTGCCAGATGGTGAAGGCCTTCATGGCAGCTTCTCCAAAGCTTCGCGGCCGGCGTCGGTGATCGACCATTCGCGATATTTCGAGATGGCGCCGGACGGGCGCGTCAGGGGCGTGCAGTCGACCAGGCCGTCGCGGCGGAGCCGGTTGAGCTGAGGATTGCGCCACCCCGCTTCCTGAGGCTGTCGACGGATCCGCACGAGATGATCGCGCTCGGCACGGGAAAGGGTGCGGATCATGCGCCCTTTCTCCGCGCTGACAGGATCTGATCACCCCACTGCTCGGCCATGGCCGCCGCGATGCCGGGGAAGAAGCGAGACCGCTCGCGTTGCCGATTATGGTTGCCCGGCATGCGGTGGATGCGCGACCAGCGCTTCCATTGGTCAGTGCCGCGGGCGGGTGGCTGTAACTGCCGAGTGGGGCGCAGAGGCCTCAACTTCCGAAGCCAGAGCCCGATGCCTTTGAACACCGGATCACCGAACCACCATGGCTGCGCCACCTGCGCAGGCGGACAATAATTGGTAATCCGCACCTGGGCATGCCTATGCATCATGGGGTTTTCGATGGCCACATACGGCACCGGCGCCTGCCACAGCGTCGAGAACAGGCTCGCTGCCCGGTCCAGATCCTCCCACATCTCCGGCAGCGTCCGCCCCGGCGGCGCGGTGTGAAGCCAGCGCAGCCCGCTCTTGCAAAGCCGCGTGCAAGGCGGATGCGCGACAATCAGCAGATCCCAGCCATCGCCGAGCACATCGCGCACGTCGCATTGGATATGACGATTGCTGCGTCGCTCGTCGGCTTCCACATCGCAGGACCATGCGTCGAACCCGCGACGCAGAAAGGCGTCACGTACAATGCCGGAGCGCTCGCATGCGACCAGCACCTGGGGACTTCTGAACAGATCAAGATGCATTTTCAGATCATCCCCAATGCGGTCATGTAGGTTTCGAGGACCATCATCTCTTCCTCGTGTTCGCCCTTCTTCCTGCGGCGGATGGCGAGCAATTTCTTGACGATCTTGGCGTCATAGCCCCGGCCTTTCAGCTCGGAATAGACGTCCTTCTTGTCGTCATTGATGCCCTTGATCTCCTCCTCGAGGCGCTCAAGGCGCTCGACGAAGAGGCGAAGCTCCTGCGCGGCGGCCGAGCTGATGCTGCTGTTGTGGCCGATGTCGGACATCAGAACGGCACGTCGTCGTCGAGGCCCGGCCAGATCGGGCCGTTGGCGGCGAGGATCTCGGCGCAGGCGCTTGTCAGCTCGTGACGATGCCGCTGGTCGGCGAAGCCGATCGTTCGCAGGATGCGGGCGACGGCTTTCGACTGGTGCTGCATCCGATGGCGATCGTTATCGATCGCGCGACCGCGATCCATAAGGTGGCTCGTCAAGCGCTGCTCATCGGTAAGCTTGGCGCGCAGACTGCCGATCGTTTCGCGCGGCGGAGCCTTTTTCGGTGTCGGCCTCGCCATCACCGCGCCCCGTAGGCGGCGGCGCGTTCTTCGACCGCCGCGCCGTCGCCGGCGTCGAGCCGGTCGATCGCGCCAAGGAGCAGCGCGCAGGCCTTGACCATGTTGGTGCGCGCGTCGGCGGGTCGGAAGAAATCGCGCCAGGGCCACGGCGCGGGGGCTTCGGCGGCGACACCCAGGACGGGCTGGGTATAGCCCGGCGCGCCCTGGATCTTGGTAAGCGCGTCCTCGAGATAGGTCAGCGCCGCGAGAGGGAGATCGGTGGCCGGATGGCAGTTGTCGTGCACCGCGTCATAGCCGTGGCCGAAGATCTGATCGAGCCGTTCGGCGAGCACGTCGGCGAGGGCGCGGTTGTTGAACGGGAAATCGCAGATCGCCTTGACGGTGGCGGATGCGGGCGGTTGCCCGTCGCGCCAGGCGCGCAGGATCGCGGTGGTGACGGCGTCGCCGGCATTGCTCATAAACGGCCTCCGATCCAGGCGCGCACGACGCCCGACAGCATGAGAAGGAAGAAGACGACGAAGAACAGGCAGACACCATGCCAGCCCTCTTCGTCGCGGCGGGGCGGCATGGGATCGATCACAGCGCGATCGCCCAGCGGATGAAGGCGACCCACAGCGAGATCCCCACGGGGAAGCCGATCGCCAGCGCCGCGAGAAGCCAAGGAATAGGGCGCATCACCAGACCACCGACAGGTTCCAGCCCACCACACCGGCGCCGACGAACATCTTGACGCGGGCGACCGTGCGGGCGGCCGCAGGGTCGCGGTCCTGAATGGCGGAGGTGATCGCGGCGGAAAGGAACCCGGTCACGACGCCGAAGCCGGCGAGGCACGCGGCGGACGGCCGGGCGCCGCAGACGAGCTTCGGGACGCCGACCTCCTCGCACTTGCCGTTCGCGGCGCAATAGGCGGTCAGGCCCAGCTCGACGGCGCGCGAGCCCTGATAGACCCATTCCTCGTCGGGCATGTCGCGGATGCGATCGCCGAGCGAGCGGGCCGAGGCCGGCGCGGCGCAGGCCGCGATGGCGGCGGCGATGGCGAGGGCGCGGATCATTGCCGCACCCCGCCGCCGTCCATCTCGTTGGCAACGGCGAGCAGCGAGGCGGCATAGTCGCGGGCCTGGTCCGGCGTGAGCGAGAGATAAATGGCGCGCGTCGGCGGCGCGATGCTGTCGAGCGAAAAGCAGATCGTAACGATCGCATGATGCTCGCCGCAGCCGGCGCAGTCGGCCTCGAAACTGTTGATACCGCTTTCGTGGGCGTGACGGGCGCGCACCTGACGATCGCCGAGTTGGATCGTCAGCGAGGACGGCCCCGGCGCACCAACATGTGTGGTTTCTCCCGCGCGGATCATGCGGCCACTCCCGATGCGGGCTCGCGCTTCGAGCAGCGCGGCAGGAAATGCCCCAGCAACTTGCCGGTGCGCCGATCGATATGGCGGTCGATGCCGCCGATATCGTGTGCGAAAGTGAAGTCATCGGCCGCCAGCAGCTTGGCGAAATCCATCGGATTGCCATTCGCGTGGGTCGCGACGAGATCCATGCGATGCGACAGTCTCCCGTCGTGGGGCAATTCGCTACCGAAGATCTTGAGATATACGGCAGCGTACCGCTCGATGACCTGATCGACGTAGGCGTTGTCGGCCTCGTCGATGTCGAAGCACACGGGCCGGCTCATCGCGCGCCGCCGGCGAACATCGCCTCGGCGCGGCTGTCGAGCAGGCCGGCGACGTGGGAGCGCAGATAGCCGTCGTCGACGACGCGGAGCTCGGGCGGGGTGCGGTTGTCGAACCAGGCGTCGACATGGGCCTTGTCCCAGCGGGCATGCACCCAGACGGCATCGGCGCCGTCGAGCAGCTCGCCGCGATAGATGCGGGGGGTGACGGGCGGCGGAAACTTGGCCTTAGCGACCCATTTGCGGATCCGCTTGACGATCGCGCCGGTGGTCAATTCCGCCGGGAGCTTCGCCCGCCTGGCGATGTAGACGAGGCCGACGCCCTGATCGGCACGCCTCGCCTCGAGAAGCTGATGAACAGACATGGTGCCTCCGTTCGGGTGAACGGCGGCGGTATAAGTCTATTTGTCTTAGTATGTCAAATGGTCTTATTTATGGCCCAGAAAATTCGTCGCCATTAAGCCGATCAAGGTCACTATCGATCCGAAAAGCAGCGTGGATGCTAGGCGAGCAGCCCTGGCATCACGTTCCCGCACACGAGCAACGAAGCCGCCAACCCAAAAACTGCCAAGCACAGAGGGTAGCAAATAGATGGCGACGGACCACCAAGACGCCACAGGCCAGATCAGATAGATCGCGATTGGGGGCGCAAAAATCCCCGCCGCAAGCGCAAGCATTTCCATGGCACCCGACGGCGTATACACGCCCCTTCGCGCCAGACGCAGAGCGCCGGCCACGACAGATCCAATCAAACAGGTGAGTGCTGCGAAAACCAGCGCGATCAAGCGGCGGTCTTCCTGCCATCTTCTTCGGCCGCAATTGGAAGCGGCTCAGCCACGCGGGTTACGAGCGCCTTTTGGGAGTCGTTGGCCGCCCGGAAGTTGCGCACCAATTCGCGCTCCTCTTCACTCAACCGATCCGGGTTATCCTTGTCGGTAAGCAGATCGGCCAACAAACACCCTAGTGCATCAGCAATGCGCCTCGCCCACTCGAACGTCAGTTCGCGGGTGCCATTCTCGAGGTTACCGATCTGCGTTTGATGCAGACCGACGCGCTTGCCCAGCTCCGCCTGCGACAGGCGGGCCCTCTTGCGAAATTCACGGATGCGATTGTCCGGAAACATGAGGATGACATAAGACACTGTGACTTACCCTGCATCAATTCTCTTGTCTTGTCGATTGACGAAATAAGACGATCAGTCTTATATGCCCTCTCCATCATTAGAGAGGCTCATGTCGAAGCTGAAAACTTGGCGGGAAAACCGCGGGCTGACCCAGCAGGAGCTGGCCGACCAAGCGGGTTATCATGTCCAGTATATCAGCGCGATCGAGCGCGGGGCACGTCAGGCCGGCATGGGCTTCGCAAAGCGAATGCGGGAGTTAAGCGAAGGGGAGATCACCCTCGATGACCTCGCCCCGCCGACGCAATATACGGCGCCTCAGAAAGCCGCGTGATGAACGCGCAAAACCTCTCATATAACCTATCCCCCCGGATGGAGGACCAAACCTCCGGCAGGCTTAAGCCGCTGTCAACCAATGCTAAAATACGTAGTTGCGCGGGGCGCGCCCGCCGGGCGCGAGCCGCGCGATGAGCATGGCCGTCGCCGCTCTGTTCGTCGCATTTGTCGCGATGCCGGCGCTGTTCGCGGCGGCGATCGGCGCGCGTCGGATAGCGGCGAAGCTGGACCGGGTACAGCGCGCAAGCTGGCCGTTCGACGCGGAGACGCCGCCCCCGGCCCCCTATCCGGCGGAAAGCCACGAGGCGGCGCTGGATCGGATCGACGCGATCAGCGCCGATCGGAAGGCCGCAGCGCGGCGAAATGCACGCGCACGCTGGCGAGCATCTCATCCCAAGCCTGGATATAGGCGATGGTAGCGGGATTTTCGCCGCGCGCCTCCGCCATTTGCCGGGCCTGTTCGGACTGGCTGCTCGTCCAGGCCGTCAGCGTGGGTTCGTCCGGGATGTATCGCGCGACCAGATCCGCGACCATGGTTTCGAGCACCGACAGGCGGCTTTCGATTTCAACGCTGTGCGCCATGTTCATGTTCTTCCTGTGTTGTGGGACGCGCAGGATAGCCGAAGGGGCGGGCCGACCCAAAGCGGCCCGCCCCGAAGGGCTCGGCGCGTGACCGCCCCCGCCCCCGACCTGATCGCGCAGCTCGCGATCGCCGACCGCAAGCTGCTGTTCGCCGGCTATATGCGGAGCTGGCGGTTCGCGAAGCGGCTGACGCAGAGGCAGGCCGCGCGGATGATCGGCCGCGTGTCGCTGAGCTTCGTCGATGCGGTCGAGCGGGCGATCTACGACCCCAACGATATCGAGCCGGCGGTGATGTGGCCGCTGCTGCGCCTGGCGGGCCCGCTGCCCGACGGGCTGGACTATCAGGATCCCGAGCCCCCCCGTGCGCCGTTGACCTCCGGCAGCGGCGAGCCCGACGGCGCGGACGATCACGGTGCGGGACGCCGGCGATCGTCCGCGCCCGAGGGGCCCGATGGCCCTGACCGCGACGATCCGGACCGCGAAGGGCCCGAGGACGATCCGGTGCCGATCCTGTCGCTGATGCACGGCGAGATCGCGATGCAGCCGTTCCCGGACCGCGCGCTGGTGCGGGTGCTGACGCCCGACGAGGCGACGCGCCTGGCCGAGCGGCTCGACCAGTTCGCGCATTATGCGCGGTCACTTTCGACACTGCCCAGCTGAAGGAGCACGGGGGGATGCGGTATTTCATCGACGGAAACATCAAGGCGGTGCCGGCCGTGGTCGACGCGACCAATGGCGACGCGCTGCTCGAGGGGCATCGCGCGGTCGGGTGCGGCGTGGTGCTGTACCTGGCCAGCGGCGACGACATCAGCTTCACGATCGCGACGTCCCAGCCCGCTGCGCCGGCCGACACGGTGACACTGGAAGGGCCGGCGCGGATCGAGGAATATCTCGGCCCCAAGAGCAATATCTACGTCCTGGCGATCACCGGCACGCCGAAGTTCCGACAGTTCTAAGCCATGGCCGGGGGGCGATCAGGATCGGGGCGCAGGCAGGCGGGATCCGCGAGGCATGGCGGCGCCGGCGGCTTCAACCCGATCGAGTTCAAGACGATCTGCCGCATGCTCAACGAGCGTGCGCGCGAGCTGGCGCCCGATCTCCTTCCCAATGGGGTGTTCGATCCGCCGACCGGCAGCCCGACGCACTGGAAAACCAGCAATATGGATGACGTCAAAAGCGGATCCTATTCGCTGACGGTCGACCTGACCGGCAAGTATGTCGGCCATTGGCATGATTTCGGCGGCGCTCGCCCCGGCGAGGAAGACGGCGACATGCTGGACCTGATCCGGATCCGGCGGTGCGGCGGCAACCAGGTCGACGCGATCGGGTGGGCGAAGGACTTCCTCGGCATCACGAACGGCGACCGATCGAGCTTCGAACGGGCGCGGCGCGCGATCGAGCGCGACGCCAGCGCGCGCGAGGCGCAGCACGCGGCCGAGATCCAGAAGATCCGGGACGGGGCACGCAACATGTGGCTGCATGCGGCGGTGCTGCCGGGCACGCCGGCCGAGCTGTATCTGCGCGGCCGGTCGATCGACTGCCGCGCGCTCGGCCGCGCGCCGGGGGCGCTGCGGTTCCGGCCCGATGCGACGAACAAGGAAGCGGGATCGAAGCTGCCGTGCATGGTGGCGGCGATCGTCGGCCTCGACGGCGCGCATCTCGGCACGCACCGGACATGGATCAGCCAACGGCCCGACGGGAGCTGGGGCAAGGCGCTGCTCGCCGATCCCAAGCTGACGCTGGGGGCGAGCAAGGGCGGGTTCATTCCGCTGTGGCGCGGCGACGGCGCCGGCAAGCTGGCGACGATCGCGCCGGGCACCGACATCTATGTGTCGGAAGGGATCGAAGACGGGCTGTCGGTGGCGATGGGGATGCCCGACAAGCGGATCATCGCGGCGGTGAGCCTGTCCAAGGTGGGATCGCTTCAGCTCCCCGAGCAGGCCGGTTCGATCATCATCGTCGGGCAGAACGACCCCTATGGATCGAAGGCGGTCGACGCGCTCGAGCGCGAGATCGGCAAGCTGCAGGCGCGCGGGTTCAAGGTGCGGATCATCTACCCGCCGCGCACGCCGATCGGCGGCGGCGGGGCACCGGATCCCGCCGCGTTCAACACGGCGCCGGCGTTCAAGGATTTCAACGAATGGCTGTGCAAGGATCCGGACGGGTTCTTCGGCCGCAAAGCCGGGAGGGCTGTGGCGTGAGCGAGATCAGGAGACCCGTCCTGCGCTGGCTAGGCGGAAAATATCGGCTTGCGCCGTGGATAATCAGTCACTTTCCCGCGCATCGAATCTACGTCGAGCCGTTTGGCGGAGCGGCATCGGTCCTTCTGCAAAAGCCTCGCGCCTATAATGAGACATACAATGATCTCGATGGCGAACTCGTAAACCTATTCGGCGTTCTTCGTAGCGAGCGCGCGGGTGATCTTCTTAAACTGCTTAAACTAACGCCGTATTCTCGAGCCGAATACTTAGCTGCCTTTGACCTCGTTACGGAGCCAGTTGAGCGCGCCCGTCGTGCCATTGTGCGGTCGCATCTCGCCCATGGCACCGGAGGATGCCGGATCGACCGCCCCACCGGGTTCCGCACTGATGGCGTGTCCGGCACTACCAACGTAGCTGGCGAGTGGGCAGATCTGCCCGCCGCGCTCGAAGCGGTCATCGACCGGATGCGCGGCGTGACTATCGAGTGCCGGCCGGCACTGGAAATGCTGACCCGTTTCGATGGCGATCAATCGCTGATCTATCTCGATCCGCCCTACTTGCCGGCGACCCGCTCGACCAAGTCACGTCGGCCTGGCGAGCGATATCACACCTACGCCTATGAGATGACTGTGGAAGATCATGCGGAGCTGCTTGCCGTCGCAGCGAGGTCGAGAGCAATGATCCTCATCTCCGGTTATCCCGACACCCTATATGACGACGCACTTTCTGGCTGGAAACGCGTCGAGATGGCAGCTCGGGCGCATCGCAACTCCCCGCGCACTGAAGTGCTGTGGATCAACCCGCAGGCTGTAACGGCACTTGAACCGGCGCAGCCCGCCTTGAAGCTGGTGAGCTGATGGGCATCGCCGACATCAAGCCACAGGACGCGCCGGATCTGCGGCCGTCGAACGATGGGCCCGAGGACCGCGAGCCCGATCGGCCGCTGCTGCCGGCGGGATGCCCGGTCACGCCGCTCGGCCGACTGGGCACGGCGAGCTACTTCCTCGACGAAGCGCGCCAGATGGTGAAGATGTCGACCAAGGATTGGAACGATGTCTGCATCATGACCTTATATGGTCGGCAGTATAACTTCCTCGAACAAAATTGGCCGCGCTACGGCAAACCCGTCAAAGACCCGGCGACGGGCAAGGAATATTACCCGATCGTCGGTTTCGTCTATGCCGATGTCAAAAAGGCGATGGTGCAGGCGGCGAGCTTCGCCGGCATCTTCGACCCCGAGGGCAAGGTGCGCGAGCGCGGCGCGCATCGCGGATCCGACGGCGAGCTGATCCTGCATTGCGGCGATCGCGTGCTGATCGGCGGGCTGAAACGGGTCAACGGCGAAAGCCGGCCGACGCGCTGGGCCGATCCCGGCCTGGTCGACGGCTATGTCTATCCGACCAAGCCCGGCATCCCCAAGCCCGCCCCGGAAAGCCCCGACACGGCGCCGGCGGCGAAGACCTATGCGATGCTCAAGACGTGGAACTGGGTCCGCCCGTCCACCGATCCGTGGCTGTTGCTCGGCCTGCTCGGTGCGATGGCCGTCGCGGGGGCGTTACCATGGCGGCCGCATGGCTGGATCACGGGCAGCCGCGGCACCGGCAAGACGACGCTGAACGGCGAGCATGGCCTGATCGCGATCATGTTCGGCGACGGCGTGATCCGCACCGCCGACGCGACCGAGGCCGGCATCCGCCAGCTCACCAAGCTGCAGACCTTGCCGATCATGTTCGACGAGCGCGAGCCGAGCGAACAGGGCACCGCGAGCGACCCGGTGATCAAGCTGGCGCGCCTGGCGTCGTCGGGTTCGAAGATCCATCGCGGATCGCAGGATCATACGGCACAGGAATTCGCCGCGCAGACGTGCTTCCTGTTCTCGTCGATCCTCGTGCCGCCGATGCTGGCGCAGGATCGCAGCCGACTGACGTTCTTCGAGCTCAAGAAGCTCGAGGACGGATCGGGAATCCGGCTCGATCCCGTCGAGTGGCGGCAGAACGGCGCGCAGCTCCGCCGGCGGATGGTCGACCAATGGCCGCGCTTCCAGGAGACGCTGGAAGCCTATCAGCTCGGCTTGATGCGGGTCGGCTTCGACCAGCGCGGGCAAGACCAGTACGGCACGTTGCTGGCCTGCGTCGACCTCTTGATGTTCGACAGCGCGGCCGGACTACTCGAGGAAAAATACGATCCGATCGCCGAGGACGTCATGCCCTCGCGCGTCGCCGAATGGGCGGAGCGGCTGCGCTTCATCATGACGAGCGAGCAACAGGACGATCGCGCCGACGAGGCCGACGCGGCGACGCACCTGGCGTCAAGCTATCTGCACACCAAGGGCGGCGAGGATCTCGAGCCGATTTCGCGCGTGCTCCGCAAGGGCATGATGATGACGAACGATCAGGTGCTGAACCGCGCCCGTTCGCGGTTGTCGGCCGTGGGCCTGCGCCTGGTCAACAAGGTGGATAAGATCGACAAAAACGGTCAACCCGTCGTCGGTATCAAGCCGGCGGTGCTCGGCGAGCGGGTTTATGTCGCGATCGGCGGCAAGCGGCTGCTGGGCCTGGCCAAGCTGTTCGAAAAGACGGTGTGGGCCGGCGGCGTGTGGGGGCAGAGCTTCGGCCGGCTGCCCGATGCCATCAAGGGCGTCGACGTGAAGTTCGACGGCATCAAGGACCGCGCCACGCTCGTTCCGCTCGAGCATATCTGCAGCCTCGAGATCGACGACGAGGACCGGCCGCTGCTGCCGGAGCAGGGCGCGTTGTGACGCGGCGCGGGGAGCAGACAAGCGAAGGGCCGGCGGGATCGCTCCTGCCGGCCCTTGCCGCCGTCCTGGGTCGTTTAGAGCGCCAAGGCGAACTGAACCCGCTCGGCGGCCGCGACGGGCTCCACGGCCGCTGTTTGGCCGGCCGCGCCCTGGCCCGCTTCGGCCAACACCATATCGGCGGCGGCCTGCGCGAGGCTGGCGGCGCGGAAGATCGCCCGCTTGTCGTTCTTGAGCGCCTGCAGCCAGTTGCCGACATAGGCCGCGTGGTTGTCGATATGCTCGCCGGCGACGCCGAGGCGGGCACAGACGAACGCCGAGCCGATCTCCGCGACCAGCTCCTCGAACGCATAGTCGGCGTCGCCGAACGCCTTGCCCTTGGTCCGGTCGAGCCGGTGGGGCGCGCCCGTCCAGTGCACGACCTCGTGCGCCATGGTGGCGAGGTAGCCGCCGACGGTGGTGAAGCGATCGAACGCCGGCAGGTGGATGTCGTCCGTCCCGCGATGGTAATAGGCGCGCTCGCCGCCATCCTCGACGATCCGCGCGCCGCTCGAGCGGATGGCGGCCTCGGCCGCCGCGTCCCGCTCCTTGCCGGCGACGATCGCCACGGGCGCCGGCGCGAAGCGATCGGGCAGGCCGTCGATCTGGTCGACGTTGAACACGTGGTAGCCGCGCAGCATCCCGACCTTGCGCGTTCCCTCGCCCTCGTCGCTGCCGCCATCCTTGTCGGCCTCAACCTCGAGGGTCTTGAAGAACACGATCTGCGTGGCCTTTTCGCCCTTGCGGACCATGCCGCCGAACGCCTTGGCCTGGTTGAAGGTCATCCAGCGGCCCGAACCGTAGCCCTTGGCCATGGCGGCGGCCCACAGCAGCAGCACATTGATGCCGCGATAGGCTTCGCCGTTCGAGCGGACCGGGACGATCGAGCCGCCGGCCGCCGTCCAGGGCCGGGCCCAGGGCTTGGCGCCGGCCTCGATCGCGGCGACGAGCTGATCGGTGATCTGCTGGTGGAGGTCGATCTTCGACATGGGTTAAGCCTCCACGCCGTCGGTGTAGTCGATATCCTCGATCAGCCAGCCATTGATGCGGAGGATTTCGCCCGTATCGTTGCAGACGGCTTCGAAAGTGCCGTCCAGATCCGCGTCAGCGGAGAAAGTTACGTCGAGAGTGTAGGGGCCCATTTCGATGGTGGCCGAGCGCTTCGGTTCGTTGCTCATGATCGGTCCTTTCTGACCATCGGCGCGGCCGGTTGCCGTCGCCTTGTCTGTCTATGTTTTGATAGACACGCTTCATTGTCAATCCCTCTCAGAAAAAAAATATCGAGGCGTGGTATTTGGCAGTTTTCCGCCGTGGCAAGCGGCCAACGTGCGCGATCAGCGTTCGATGCCCGGAGGGCAGCGGACGCGGTGCGATCGCGCTCCACCTGCACCTTCCCGCGCCCGGCCGACCTCTTGGCCTGGCCCCGGCCCGCGCCGTCTTTTTTTGCGTCCCGCGCCCCGGCCCGCTTGATACCAACAGGAAAGGGGCTCAAGGTGGCGGTACAGCCGGGCTGGGGGGCGGTTCCATTATGGAACGCCGATGGAACCCGAAATGGAACCGGCTTTTCCAACGATATCAACAGCTTAACGGGACGGTTCCGCCGGTTCCACTTCCTCGCGCGCGCGCGTGACACGATCACACACACATGCGCGTACGTGAGACTAAACCCTATGGAACCGGTGGAACCGGTGGAACCAGTCTCTTATCTATCTGATCTTGCTCGCTTTTCCGGTTCCATTTCCGGTTCCATCTCAATCGGGCAATGGAACCGGGCGCGGCCTTTCCATCCTAAGTCACTGAAAACCAATAAAATATGGGGTGGATACGCAGGTTCCGGCTCGGCCGGTGCTGATCTGGGCCTGTTTGGACGGGGTGGGTGGCGAAAGTTTCGGCGGGGGGTGCGGCGATCGGCGCGCCTGGCGATGTCGATCGAGGTCCGCGACCAGGCCGCGAGCTGCTCGATGCGGAATGGCGGATTTCCGCCGTTTTCCGGGATGCTGATCGCGCATGTTGGAAAGGCGATGTTGGAAGGATCGGCGCAAAGCGTTGATCCTGCGACGTTTTCCGGGCCGCGTCGTCAGTCTGACAGACTGAACGCGGCCGGGCCGATCGGCCGGCTCGGCGAAGCCGAGGGGGGCCGTTCCCCCCATCGCGCGCCGCCCTCCCCGCTCCTGCTCGCGCACGAGATTTTCCGGATTTTGGGCCGGCCCTCGCTCCCCCTTCCATGTCGGCCCCATGGGGGTGCGGCTTCCCTCGACGTGTTTGGCCGGGGCCGGGGGTGCGAAAGCTGGGGACATTGCCCCACGGGCCGGGGCGAGGCGCGTCTCTCGGGAGCGCGCAACCGGGGCCGGGGGCATGGGAAGGGCGCGATCGGCGCCAAGGGCACAACGCTAGGTAGGGGCCGGGGCCATGTCAACTGAGACCGGCGACGCCAAAGTGGTCGGCGACCTCGTGGGCGGCGCGAAAGCGACGTATGAGCGGGCGCTGGCCGAAGAGGCCGAGCAGCTCGATCTGCTCGGCGCGCCCAGTCCGGAGCAGATCGCGGAAGCACGCGAGCGCCTCGGCCCGATGGCCGGCCATCTTGCCGTGCTGCGAGAAGCCCGGCGCGGTCGGCCGCCTGGCGCTCGCAACAAGCGAACCGACGATTATGCCCGGCTTCTGCTCAGCCACGGACGGGATCCGGGCGTTAACATGATGATCCTCGCCAACACGGCCCCCGAAGTTCTCATGAAGAACAGCGAACGCACCGTCACGCGCGTTACCAAGGACGGCCAAGTAATCACATATACCGAAAGCATGTCTTACAGTGAGGCATTGTCGCTCATCTTGCGCGCGTCCGAAGGTGTTCAGCCGTACATCAACAGCAAGAAGCCGATCGCCGTGGATGCGACGATCCGGGGCGTGCGGGTGATCGAGCAGCGCGGCGAGATGAAGCCGGTGGGCCCGACGATCGAGGGCACGCCGATCCGCGTCGCCAAGGATCTCGATCTGGATGACGACGCATGATCTGGACACGCTCACATCGTCGGGATCCGCGCGCGCTGGTGCTCGCCGATCGACATTACAGCCGGCAGAAACCGGGCACGGATCAGTTCGTCAAGGCGGGCAGTTGTGCGGTTTTCTACGCCGAGGTCGATGGATGCGCCGCGCTTTGGGCAACCGTGGTGCAGCGCTTCGTCGGGCACGCCTGGCCTGGCGCTTGGGAATGCGCGCTTTTCCGCAACGAAGGGGCGGGCGTCGCTTCGAAGCTGATCCGGGACGCCGTGGCGGCTACCCTCGCTCACTATGGCGAGCCGCCAACGGTCGGCATGATCACCTTCGTCGACCCCGCTTGTGTGCGTAAGAAGCGCGACCCCGGCCATAGCTTCATCATCGCCGGTTTCCGACCGATCGCCTGCACGCTGAAAGGGCTGCTGGTGCTACAGCTAGAGCCCGATCGGATGCCCGCTCCCGCTCCGTTGGCATTCTCTGCGCCTAGCTTCCTCGAGGAGGCGGCATGATCGAGGATCCCAACATCGAGACCCGCATCCTCAACTCGCCGGGGCCGATTTCGGAGGCGTTTCTCGACGATCGTTCGTTCCTGTCGGTGATCATCGGGCCGGTGGGTTCGGCGAAGACGATGACGGCGCTGCGGAAGCTGCGCCGGGTGGGGATGCGCCAGGGCTTCAAGCTCGACGGCAAGGGCCGGAAGCGGCGCAAGGCGCGCTGTGGCGTGATCCGCGAGACCTATCCGTCGATCGAGAAGAACACCCTCCCCTCGTGGTTCCGCATCCACCCCGAAAGCGACGGGGTTTTCAGCCGGAAAGCGCCCTACTCGCACAGGCTGAACCTGATCCTCGACGAGGATGAGTACGGGCAGCCAAGCGATATCTGCGAACTGGAAATGGAGTTTCGCGCGATCGGCGACCAGGGCGTCGAGGCGGCCTGTCGTGGCTGGGAAGTCAACGCGGTGATGATCGACGAAGCCGATCTGCAGCCGGCGGACCTGATCGCCTTCCTGTCGGGCCGCGTCGGGCGATTTTCGGACCTCGATCCGTCGCTTGTCGTCGATCCGCAGATCATCCTGTCGCTCAACGCGCCGTACATGGACAATTGGGTCTACAAGTTGGCGGTGGAGCGCGATCTCGGCGAGCTGCTGTCGGCGGAACTCGTCGCCGCGCTGGGCGATCGCAAGCTTATCGAGACCTTCATCCAGCCAGGCGGGCGATCGCCCGGCGCGGAGAACATCCACAACCTGCCGCCCGGCTATTACGCGATCCAGGCGGCGCTGAACAAACACCGGCCGAGCTACGTCGCGCGGATGGTCGACAACAAGTTCGTGCCGCAACAGTTCGGGCAACCGGTCAACCCGGGGTTCAGCTATGAGCAGCATGTCCGCGAGATCGACTGGGATCCGGCGCGCGACCTGATCCTCGGCGTCGACCAAGGGCTGTTCGCAGCCGCGGTCGCGCAGCAGCACACGCCGATGGCGCAGCTCCGCTCGCTCGCCGAGAGCGTGATCATGCACGAGGACGGAAAGACCCTGATGAAGATCGGGCCGACCGCCTTCGGCCAGATGTGCCGGCAGATGCTCAACGATCATTTCTTCGACCTGCGACCCGACAAGCTGCGTGTACGTGCCGACCCGGCCGCCTTCGCCGCCGCCGATCGCGTCGATCACGAACATCAGTGGGTGCTCGCCTTCCAGGCCGGGCTGGGCATCCGGGGCGTGAAGGTGAAGCCGGCGCGGACGAACGCGGCGACGCCCCGCCTCGAGGTGATCCACCGGGCCCAGGCGGAGATCGACGGCTACGCGGTCCATTCGCGGTGCAAGCACCTGATCCGAGGGCATCTTGGCGGATATCGCTACGCGAAGGCGACGATCGGCGACGGCGAGAGCAGGGGCCGGCTCGAGATCGCCAACACGATCTACACCCACGTCTGCGACGCCGAGCAATATGCCGGCCTCGAGGCCGATGGAGCGGTCGATTTCGTGCTTGGAAAGACGGACCGGCGCGGTCGCGCGCGTGCACGCGCACGCGAGGCAGCCCGCGTCGACCATGGCAGCGGTTATTTCAGCGGAGGGCGATGACATGTCGGGAATGATGTTCGGGAAACCCAAGATGGCCGCGCCGACGCCGGTGGCGACCAGGGACATGGCGGCCGAGAACGCCGCCGCGTCCGACGAGATCCGGCGCCGGCGCGGCGCTGGGGCGAACGTGCTGCTCGGTTTCGGCGGCGCGGAGGCGGCGACGGCCGGCGGCAAGGCGCTGCTGGGCGTGTGACTTTCAACTGAGCGAAGGAGAATGAACATGGGTGGCAAGTCATTGACAGGCGGCGCAGCCGCACCGGATCAGGGCGGCGAAACCGACTGGAAGGCGGCGGCGCTCGACCTGAAAGACAAGATCGACGGGCTTGGTCAGCTATTGAGCGACAAGGGGTTCGATCGTCCCGCCGACCTGACGATCCTCGCATTCGCGGGCGAGACGATCGTATTGCTCGTCGGCGATCGCGATCGCGACCAGTCCGAACTGGCGAAGGCGTCGGCCGCGCTCGTAGCGCTGGGTTATCCGGTCAATGGCGGCCCCGAGGACGCGACGGACATCGACAAGCTGGTCCTTGCCCTCAAGGGCGTCAGCGATGATCGCGCCGCCATGCGGATCGAACTCGACCAGATCGACGCGCTGATCGAGACGGCCGGCTTCGATCCCGGCAAACTTGACGAGGGAGTGAACGGCGCGGCCGCGCTGGCCGTCATCATCGGCACGCTTACCGATCGCGCCAAGACACTCGAGGATCAGCTCGGGAAGGCAACGGCGAAAATCGAGACCTTGGAGACCAAAGGGGTCAGCACCGCCAAGGCGAAGGGCGCGCCGAAGAAGCGCGCTATCGTGCTCGAGCTGCCCGCCGCGCCGGTGCCGGCCCTCGAGGCGGCGCTCACCGGTGCGACGGCGATCGTGTTTTCGGAGGGCGGCGGCATGATCGAGGACATCAGGCCGATCGAGTTCGAACCGGCGGCCTATCGCGCCAGCAACGGCAAGGCGCTGCTCGGCCGCAAGATCGCGATCGATCCGCAGATCGGCTTCGCGCGGATCGACTGCGCCTGGCTTCTCGTCGACGGCAAGCCGGTGTCGTGTTGCGAGGTGCCGGGGGGTATCGTCGCGGGCGGCGGCCGGGGTGCGAGCTTCGCCGCCGACAGCCTGATTTTCGCGTGATGTAGACCGTCCCTCGCGTGCGTGCGCGTGCACCCGCGCGCATGCGAGGGGCGGAAACCCAGTTCCGATGGGGGAATTCCGATGATGGAAGATGCGACCGACATCCTACGCGACCAGGGGATGATGGAGACCGAGCGGTCGAATTTCGAGAGCCAGTGGCAGGATGTCGCCGAGCTCGTGCTCCCCCGCCAGGCGGACTTTCCGATGGGCGGCTTCGCATCGAGCCAAGGGCAGAAGCGTACCGGCCGGATCTACGACGAAACGGCGATGCTGGCGCTCGACCATGGCTGCGCGGTGTTCGAAAGCTACCAGATGCCTCGAGGCGCGCGCTGGCAGAGCCTTGCTCCGCTCGATGACGAGCTGCTCAAGAACCGACGGGTGCGGGCATGGTACGAACTCAAGACAGCCCAGCTTTTCGCGATGCGGGCGGCGCCGGCATCGGGTTTCGCCGAGCAGGCGCACGAAAGCACGGCGTCGCTGCTGGCGTTCGGCAACCAGGCGATCACGCCAGAGCTGCTGCTCGACGCGCGCGGGCGCAATACCGGCATGTATTATCGTTCCGAGCATATCGGCCAGCTCTACATCCGTGAGAACGCACATGGCCGGGTGGACACGACGCACCGGAAATTCATGCTGACCGCGCGCCAGGCGGCACAGAAATGGAGGGATGACGCGCCCGAATGCGTGCAAAAAGCGATCCGGGATCGCAAGCCCGAGGAGAAGCATGAATATCTCCACGTGCTGTCGCCGCGCCGCGACTGGGATCCCGGTCGGGCCGACGCGAAGGGCAAGCCGGTGGCGAGCCGCTACGTGTCGATCGGCGACAAAGCGATCTTCGACGAGGGCGGGTATCGCTCGATGCCGACGATCTATTCGCGGTTCGAAAAGTCGCCGACCGAAAGCTATGGGCGCGGCCCGGTGATGAACGTCATGCCGGCGATCCGCGCGACCCAGGAGATGATGAAGGATCTGATCACGGCGGTGGAGCTGCTGGCGAAGCCTCCGCTGCTCGCGACCGACGACATGCTCGATCAGGTCGTTCGCTATTTCGCCGGCGGCATCACCTATGGCGCCCTCGATTTTCAGGGCAATCCGGCGCTCAAGGCGTTGATCGACGGCATGGACATCGCGCCGGCGATGGAACTGCTCGCGCAGTCGCGCGGCGTGATCAAGCGGGCGCTGTGGGAAGATCTCTTCCAAGTCCGCATGGAACAGAAAACCCATGTGTCGGCGACGGATATCCTCGAGCGATCGTCCGAGAAGGGCGTGCTGCTCGCCCCGCTCGGCCGGCAGGAGACCGAGTGGTTTTCGCCGATGGCGATGCGCGAGGTCGACCTTATGTGGGAACTCGGCCTGCTCGACGACATGCCGCCCGAGGTCCGCGAGGCCGGCGGCCTGTACCAGCTCACCTATGACAATCCGCTGCGCCGGGCACAGATGGCCGATCAGGCGGCGGGGTTCTACCGTACGCTCGAGGGCGTTACGCCACTGATGCAGCTCAAGCCCGAGCTCGCCGACGTGTTCCTGACCCGTTACCCATTCGAAAAGGTGCTTGCCGGCCTCGGTCGGATCAATGCGGTCCCGGCGGCATGGGAAAGCGACGAGGACGAACGCGAAAGCGCGAAGATGGCGATCGAGCAGCAGGGCCAGGCGCAGCAACTGCTCGCGGCGGCGCCCGTCGTCTCCAAGGTCGCCGCGGATCTCTCGAAGCTGAACGGAGGTGCCGGTGTCGCTGCGTGACGATGCCGACAGGATCGCCGATCGCGCCAAGGGGATGGCGGCCCAACTCCGCCGCGCGATCGGCGCGATCAGCAACCGGCATGCGGTCTACTCGGCCGTATTCCGGCCCGGTGGCAAGATGACCCCGGCGGCCGCCCATGTGCTCGACGACCTGGCGGCTTTCTGCGGCGCGGATGCCAGCACCTATCATGACGATCCGCGTCGTCACGCGAAGATGGAGGGGCGGCGCGAAGTCTATCTGCACATCCAGCAAAGCCTGAAACTCGACGGTGAAAAATTGGCCGCGCTTCGGCGCGAATTGAGGGAGCATGAAGCATGAGCGACGGAAATGAAGGCGGCGGCGCGGATATCATCGTTCCGCCCGGTGGCGAGGGCGGTGGCGGCGGCGGCGGCGGCGGTCCGGAATGGCTGTCCGGCCTGTCCGAGGATCTGCGCGGCGATGCGACGCTGACGCGCTATGCTGACGTCGAGGCGCTGGCGCGCGGTCATATCGAGACCAAACGTCTCGCCTCGAGCCGAGTGATCCTGCCCGGCAACGATGCCGACGATGCCGCGTGGAACAGCTTCTACGAGGCGATCGGCCGTCCCAAGGATCCGGCCGAATATCAGATCGAAATCCCCGACGGGGCCGACGCGGCGATCGCCGACAAGTTCCGGCCGATCGCCCATCAACTCGGTTTGACGCCGAAGCAGGTGACGGGCCTGGTCGGTTGGAACAACGAGTTGGCGACCGCCCTACAGGGCGAGGCGAGCGCCGCCGCCGAGGCGAAGCGGGCCGAGGGGGTCGCTTCGATCGAAGCGCTCAAGGCCGAACTGGGCAGCGATTACGGCGTGAAGGAGAAGCTCGCGCAGGATGCCGCCCGGCGCTTCGGGGTCGAGCCCGAAACCGCCGACAAGCTGGTCGAGGTGCTGGGCGATCGCAAGGCGGTCGAGCTGTTCATGCGTATCGGCGAGCAGATGGGCGAGCATCGGCGGGTCGACGGCGAACCGTCGGGCGGCGGCTTTGGCGGCGGCGGCGATCCCGATGCCACCCTGTCGGCGAAGATGCTCGATGGAAACTGGCGCGAGAAGGCAGGCACGAAAGGCACGCCCGAACATGCCGAATATAACCGGCTCGTCGAAGCCGCAGCCCGGAAGGAGGCGGTTGCGCGCCAACGCAAAGCGTCTTGACGCAACGTGGGGGCGGAGCTTATTGTTCCGCCCCATCCGGCCTCCCCGTCCATGACGGCTCCGGTGCTCTCCGCGAAAGCAGCGGCGTAGTAGACGGGTCGATATCCCGCCAGACCGGCCCGGCGATCGCCGTCTCCCCGATCGAAACTTCGCAAGTCGTTTCATCAGGGGGTCACAATGGCCGAGAATTATGCTGATGTCGTCCGTACCGTAGGCTTTCGCAAAGCCGTCGAGTTCGCACTCAACGAAACGCCCGGCAAATTCCGCGCGCTGTGCGGTAGCAAGGGCAGCTATTCCAACAAGCTCGAGCAGATCGAGGATCGTTTCGGCGACCTCTATGCCGAGGAGATCGACGAGCGGAATGGCGACACCAAGAATGTCGATCCCGACGTCGAGCGCCGCTGGATCGCCAAGCCGAAGCGCGCGTCGGTGGCGCCTCTGCTCGATCCCGACGATCAGATGTCGACCGAGGTCGGCCTCAAGTCGCCCCTGTCGGTCGGCGTCGCCCGCGCGATCCGCCGCTACCAGGACGACAAGTTCCTGCAGGGCTTCTACGGCACCGCCTATACCGGCGAGCAGGAAAGCCTGTCGGCCGTGCCGTTCAAGTCGGCCAACGTCATGGCGGTCGACTATGGCAACACCGGCACGCCGACCGGCCTGACCCTGGCCAAGCTGATCGGCATCAAGAAGTTCATGCGCAAGAACCTCGTCGATCTCGAGATCGAGCGGCCCGTCATCATCACGACGGCCGAGCAGGAAGAGGATCTGCTCAACATCATGCAGATCCAGTCGAAGGACTATAACCCGATGACGCAGCAGGTGCTGCAGTCGGGCCAGGTCGTGTCGTTCATGGGCATGGACTTCCTCCAGGCCGAGATCGGCAACGCAAAGGCGTACAAGCTCAGTGCGGGGTCGACGGTCGACGGGAGCGGCTATCGCCGGCTGCCGGTCTTCCTGCGGTCGGGCATGCACTGGGGCAACTGGCTCGACTTCGAGGGCCACGCGGATCTGCGCCCCGACAAGAACCATAGCGAGCAGATCGCCGGCTACACCTGTGGCGCCGCGACCCGCGTGCTCGAGGACAAGTGCTACCAGATCCTCTGCGCTGAATAACCCCGCGAGCCGGGGGGCGGTTTCGGCCGCCCCCCAACCCGCCGATCAGGTCCACGACAGGACCGCACCGGGACCGCAAGGCCCCAAGGGACGAAGGGAGTTTCGATTATGGCGAAGGGTTATCCCGCCGCTCTGCTGGGCGTCATCGACGGCAGCAAGGTTCCCGCGATCAAAGCCGATGGCCGGATCTACGGCGCACGCCTCCGCGCATATGAGGCGAAATATGACCTGGCGCTCGCCAGCGTCAAGAAAGCGACGGGCGACACCAATGTCGTCTGCCAGGTCCCGGCAAACGAGAAGCCGGTCGCGTTCCTCATTCTCGCATCGGCGACGATGGGCGCCAGCGCGACGATCGCGATCGGGACGGCGGCGGTGCCGGCGAAGTACAAGGCCGCCGCCACCTTCACGACCGCAAATGTGCCGACGCTGGTGATGCTGTCATCCGCTGCCGACGATGATCCGTTGTCGGCCGAGGAAGAGATCATCTTCACGGTCGGCACCGCCGATCTTCCCGGCGCAGGCATCCTGCAGATCTGGGCGATCACTTCCGGCCGTTGAGGTCCGGGAGCGGGGGGAGCGCCGCCGGGATCGTTCGGGACCGCCTCCAGTCGGTTTCGAGGAGAGCCTTTCCCGGCGGCGCTTTTTAACATGACGAGGGGCGCGACATGGCCGGCGAGCGATCACAGACAGCGTTGATCAACCGCGCGGCCGCGCTGATCGGCAGCACCAAGAAGATCGCCGATATCGACGAAGCCACGCCGCTCGCGAGCGCGGCAAAGGCCATCTGGGATGGCGCGGTCGAGAATGTCCTGTCCGAGCATCCATGGAAACCCGCGATCAAGCGCGCGATGCTCAATCGCCTGGTGACGACGCCAGCCTTTGGTTACGCCTATCAATTCCAGCTACCGCCGGACTGCCTGCGCTGGCTGCCGCCGACGCTCGAGGATCGCGATTTCTTCGAAGGGGTGCAGGAAGGCGACCTCATCCTGACCAACTGCGAAGGGCCGCTGCCCGTCCGCTATATCTGGCTCAATACCCAGCTTCCGAAATGGACACCCGCGATGGTCGAGGCACTGGTCCGCCAGCTTGCCGAGGATCTCGCCGAGCCGCTGTCGGCCCTCGCCGGCGTCGTCAATCGCGCCGCGAGCAAGTCCGATCGCGCCATGCGACAGGGACGCCGCCAGAACGGCCTGGCATCGGGCGATCGCGACCTCAACCAGCAGAGCCGTTCGAGCTGGCTCGCGGCGCGTAACCGGTGAGCCGGGCGAGCCCGATCCAGGCGAGCCTCAACGGCGGCGAGCTGTCGCCGCGCCTCCATGGCCGCGTCGACCAGCGCATCTACGGCAACGGCGTCGAGGAGATGATCGGTTATCTGCCCGTGTTGCAGGGGCCGGCGATCGCCGCGCCGGGCACGCGGTTCGTCGAACTGGCGAAAGGCGCATCCCGCCTGATCCCGTTCGAATATAACATCACACAAAGCTATGTGATCGAAGCGAGCGACCTGACGTTCCGGTTTTTCACCAACGATGCCCGGATCGAGACCGCGCCCGACGTGGCCTATGAAATCGCAACCCCATGGCCCTACGCCGATCTCTCCGAACTGGCCTATGAACAGTCGGCGGACATCCTCTATCTTTGCCATGCCGCCCATCCGCCCCAGAAATTGAGCCGGACGGGCGCGTCGACCTTCGCGCTGGCGGCGCTCGACCTGACCTATGGGCCGTTCGAAGATCAGAACATCGTCGAGACGGCGACGATGACCGCCGACGGCATCACCGGATCGGTGACGATCACCGCGAGCTCGGCGCAATTCGAGGCGGGCGATGTCGACGGTCTGATCCGGATCGAGACCGAGGATCTCAACGGGATCGCGGCATGGGAGCCGGGGCTCGAGGTCAGCACGGGCGAATATCGGACATGGAACGGCCGGGTCTTTCAGTGCATCGATACCGCGGGCACCGGCCGCACGGGCACGGTCGCGCCGGTGCATCCATCGGGCACCGAATGGGACGGATCCGGGGCCGGCAAGGACATCAACGACAAGGGGCCGTATGGCGTCCAGTGGACCTATATCCACGACCGCTACGGGATCGTCAAAATCACCGGCTTCACCAACGCCACGACCGTGACCGCGACGGTGGTTCGCCGCCTGCCCTGGCTGACTGGGGGCACCTCCACCTGGCGCTGGTCGTTCGGCGCGTTTTCATCGCGGCGCGGTTGGCCGCATTATGTGACGATCTGGAACGAGCGGCTCACCTTCGCGAAAAATGCGACGGTCTATGCCTCGGTCGTCGGCGACTACGAGAATTTCGCAGAGATCAACTCGACCGGCGAGCAGACCGCCGACCAGGCGATCCGCGTATCGGTGCCGAACCCGAACATCATCCGGTGGCTGGCGGCCGATCGCGAATTGCTGATCGGCACGGCGCGCGCCGAGCATGTGCTCAAGGCCCAATCGACCGCTGCGGCGCTCGGGCCGAAGAATGTCCGGATCGACACCCAATCGACCTATGGATCCGCGATCGTCCGGCCGATCCTCACCGATGGCCGGTTGCTGTTCGTCCAGAAGGCGCGACGCAAGATCGAGCAGATCGATTTTGCGGTCGAGCGCGACCGCAACGAAGCGACCGACCTGACGCGCTTTGCGGAGCACATCGGCAAGGACCGGATCGTCGAGCTCGCCTTCGCCCAGGAACCCGACCGGCATTTATGGGCGGTAGACGGCGCCGGATCGCTGCTCGCATGCCTATACGAGCCGAGCGACCAGGCGCTCGGGTGGGCTCGCCGCCCTCTCGGTAGCGGACTGATCGCCAACAGCATCTGCCGCTGCACCGATCCGCAGGGCGAACTCGACCAGATCTGGATCTCCGCCAGCTATGGCGACCACCATTTCATCCTGCGCATGGACCCGATCTGGCAGAGCGGCAACGACCAGGCCGACGCCTTTTTCGTCGATGCCGGTCTGAGCTATGCGGGTGCTCCGGTCTCGGTCGTCGGCGGACTGTCGCATCTCGTCGGCGCCGAGGTCGATATACTGGTCGACGGAGCCAGCCATCCCCGGCGGATCGTGTCGGAAGCGGGCACGGTGACGCTCGACGCGCCCGCGAGCAAGGTCCATGTCGGATTGCCCTATATAGGCCGGATCAAGACGCTCCGGTTCGAAGCCGGCGGCGACGACGGCACGAGCCAGGGCAAGATAAAGCGCATCAACCGGGTGACGCTGCGCGTCTCCGAGACGCTGGGGATCAAGATCCAGGTGCAGGGCGGCGAGGATGTCGTGCTCGAGAACCGCCTCGACCTCGTGCCGATGGACCAGGGGCCGCCGTTGTTCAGCGGAGATTTCATCTTCGAGGCGATCGGCGACTATGACCGCGACGCGCAGATCGTGATCGATCGCGTCGCCCCGCTGCCGTCAACGATCCTGTCGATCATGCCGACGATCACGGTGGGCGAGCGATGATCGAGATCCGCGACTTCGCTCCGGCCGATCTCGGCAGGATCGCCGTGCAGGCCGAGCAGCTCGGCGATGCCGGCTTGTCACAGGATGGGGCCTATCTGCTGGCGATGGCGGCCGGCGGCGCGTCGTTCACCATGTGGCGCGGGGACCGCGTTCTCGCCTGCGCCGGGCTGTTCGAAAATCATAGCGGGTGGGCGACCGCGTGGGCGGCGCTGTCCGAGATGTCGCCCTATGAGCGCGGGGTGCTGACGGTGAAGTGCCGGGCCGCGATCGCGGCGAGCGGCTATCGCCGGATCGATTGCATGGTGCGGCGCGGCTTCGATCGCGCGCGCGACTGGGCGTGGAAACTGGGCTTCGTCCAGGAAGCCACGCTGTTCGAGGTCTGGCCGGACGGGGCCGACGCCCTGTTGTTCGCACGCTTCAAGAGGAACGACTGATGGCCGCTGCCGCCCCGATCGCGTTGTTCGCCATGGCCGCCGGCCAGCTCTACAGCGGCATATCCCAGGCCGACCAGATGCGGGACAATGCCGGGATCCTGAAGGAGAATGCCCGGCGCACGGAACTGACCGGCGCGCTGGACGAGCTGCAGGTCGCGCGGGATGCGCGCGCCGCTTCGGGCGAGGCGATCGCCCAGCAGGGGGGCGCCGGGATCGAGCTCGGCACGGGCAGCGCGCTCGAAATGCTGCGCCAGAACGCGATCAATGCAGAGTTCGACAAGCTCAACATCCGCAACCAGGCGGCGGGCGAGGCCGGCAATCTGCGCAGCCAGGCGAAGCAGCTCAAGAAGCAGGCGACCGCTACGCTGATCGGCAGCGCGATCAGCGCGGGATCCAGCGTGTTGATGGGGGCGAGCATGCTAGGCGGCGGTGCGGCCGGCGCCGGCGCGGCCGGGGGCGCGAGCGCGGCACCGGGGATCTCCGCCGGCGCGGCCTATCGGATGCCGGTCGGATCGAGCCCGTTCGGCTTGGGGACGCTGCGGTGACGGACCCGATCTACGAGAGCCGCACGCGTGCGGCCGCGATGCCGCTGGAGCCGAAGCGCGGGCCGGCCCCCGGCGCGATCGTCGGCGATGCGGTCGCGGATCTCGGGCAGACGATGCTGCGCGTGGAGGTGGTCGACCGCCAGCGCGCCCGCGCCAGCGCCGCCGCCGATGCCGGCGCGGGCTTCGCGCAGCTACAGGGCGATATCGACAACGAGCTGACACAGCTCCGCATCGACACGCCCGCCGAAGCCTATGAGGCCAAGGCCGCCGAACTGGTCGAACGGCGAAGCCAGGCGTTCATGGACAGCAAGCTGGCGGATCCCGAGGTGCGCAACGCGTTCCTGCCCGATGTGGCGCGGCTGCGCGCCAGGGCGATCACCAGCGCAAAGGTCTATGCGATCGGGCAGCGGAGCGAAAAGATCGCGACCGACACCGCGACCGCCGTCGACCTGTGGCGCAACACGCTCAACCGCGATCCCAGCGGCGACAATTGGGACGCGTTCGAAAAGGCGCTCGATACGCAGCTCACCCAGTTCAAGGGACTGCTGCCCGACGACAAGGTGGCGGAGCTGCGGCGCGATGCCATTGCGGGGGGCTTTATTTCGCTCGTGAAGGGGATGAAGCCGGAACAGGGCAAGGCGGTTCTCGAAAGCGGCAAGGGTGACGCGCTGCTCTCGGCTGAGCAAATGCTCTCGCTAAAGAGTTCGGTGGACGTCGATCTACGGCGCGAGGCGGCGGAACAGCGCGCGCTGGCGAGCCAGGCGAAAGCAGAGACACGCGAGCAGCTCGCGACGGTCGAGGCATCGCTCAGCGCGGGCACCGGGAAGCCGCAGGAATGGGGTGCGCTGGCAGAGCGCTATGCGGCGATCGGGGACACGTCCAAGGCGGTCACGCTGCGCGCGAAGGGCGCCTCCGCCGCCGCAGCCATCCAGTATCGCGGCCTGACGGTCCCGCAGCTCGACGGCAAGCTCGCCGAGCTCAACGCACTCGAGACGAAGAATGGCGGCCTGTCGGCCGGCGAGAACAGCCTCCGATCCGGGTTGCAGGATGTCCGCAAGACGGTCTCCAGCCTGCTCGGACAGTCGCCGCTGCTCGCATCCAGCTATTCGACCGGCGCGGCGCCGCCGGCCGCGATCGACTGGAACGATCCCGCCTCGATCGAAGGGCGCCGCACCGCCGCGCGGGCGGCCGCGCGGCGCTATGGGCAGATCGACACCAAGCCGCTGCTGCCGGCCGAGATCGAGCAGATGCAGGCGATCTATCGGGCGGAGGGCGGCAAACAGGCTGTGCTCGATCGGGTGCGGCTGTTCGGTGACGATGCCGGCAGCGCGGCGCGCCAGGTCGCGAACGATCCGAGCTTCATCCACCTAGCGGACCTTTCGGCCGGCGGCCTCTCGGGTCGAAGCGCGGCGGCCGACGCGATCGCCGGCGAGCAGATCCTCAAGACGAACGCCACGATCTGGCCGGTCGGCGTCAAGAACGATGCGCAGGCCGCATGGCGCGGCGTTTCGCCGATGTTCGACACGGCGCCCGCGCTGGGCACCGCGATCTACCAGAATGCGCGGTCGATCTATGCGATCGAGAGCGTGCGCGCCGGGGACATGGATCAGACCGGCCTCGACAAGGAACGATGGGCGCGCGCGCTCGATCGCGCCGCCGGCGGCGATGGTCACGGCCATGGCGGGATCGTCGCGATCAACGGCAGCTCAACGATCATCCCGGCGGACATGGGCAAGGAAGATTTCACGAAGCTGCTAGCTCGAGCGTCGCCGGCGGACTGGATGAAGGCGGCTCGCGGCCGATCCGCCGTCATCGGGGGGCGAGCGGCCACACTCGGCGAAATCCGCAAGGCGGTCCCCGTGCCAGTCGACGACGGCCGCTATGCCTTCCGGATCGGTAACGGCAAGGTGACGACGCGGGACGGGCAGCCGTGGATCGTCGATATCGCGACGCTGCGAGGCGACTGATGGGCCTGCTCAAAGGTTTCGCGCTCGAGCAGGATGCCGGTCTCGCCCAGCTCCCCCAGGCCGAACCGCCGCTCGAGGATCCGGGATTGTTCGGCGCGATCGACGCGTCATTCGATCGCGCCCGCGCCGGGCCTGACTGGGGCTGGAACCAGGGGCGCTACGAAAATGACGCGATGGACCGGATCCACGCGGCGCTCGCCGAGCGCGGGCACACCGTGCCGAGCGTCGGTCTCGCGCAGGTAACGGCCTATCAGCGCCGGCTCGATCGCGGCGAAAAGCTCCTGCCGGGGCAGCAGCACTTCCTCGACATGTTCGGCGAAACGATGTCAGCGGTGTCGGCCGAGCGACAACGCGATCCGAAATTCCTTTCCGACATGGGCGATGTCCGCGATCTCGCGTCGCTCAACAACTGGGTGACCCAACAGCGTCAACATGACGTCGATATCGCCGATCGTCGGCTCGCCGGCGCCAGCGGAGGAGAGTGGCTGGCCGGCACGATCGTCGGCGGCATCGGTGCCGGGCTGCTCGATCCGGCCAGCTATATTCCGGTCGGCGGAGGGGCAACGGCCGGCGCTTCGGTGGCGCGCCAGATCCTGACCGTAGCCGGCAAGGAAGCGCTGGCGAATGCCGGCATGACGGTCGCGATGGAGCCGTTCACGCGGATCGATGCCGCACGCATCGGCGAGCAACGCACCATCGGCGACACCGCCGCCGATATCGGGCTGGCGGCGGCAACCGGCGGGCTGATCGGCGGCGCGGCCAAGGGTGCCGAAGTCGCCTTGCCCGCGATGCGCGAGCGGTTAATCACGCGCTATTTCGACGCGCTGCCCGAAGGGGTCCAGCGCAGGATGCTCGAAGCGGGCACGGTCGACCAGCGCGCCGATGCGGCGGTCATCCCCGAGCTGCTGGGCGCCGATCGCCTGACGCCGGACGAGAAGGCGGCGATGCACGTCCTGGCCTATGACGCGGACGTGCGGGAAAGCAGCCCGTTCAAGCCGGGACCGGAAGCCGACAAGATCCACGGCCAGCGCCTCGCCGCCGCGATCGACGCGCTGAACGCCGGGGAAGCGCCGCCGCAGTTCGCGCCGGCGCGCCGGCCGGCCTTCGCCTCGCAGACCGCGCTGTCGAGCGGCAATCGCGATATCGCGTCGCGGATCATCCTGGCGGAAAGTGGTGGCAAGGCCAGTGCCCGCAATCCGGTGCCCGGGCAGAGCGCGAGCGGCCTCGGCCAGTTCATCGACAGCACATGGCTGTCCGGCGTCAAGAAATGGTTTCCCGCGATCGCGCGCGGCAAGAGCGACCCTCAACTGATAGCGCTCAAGACGGATCCGGCGCTGGGCCGGCAGATGACCGAACGTGCCGTGCAGGAATATCGCGGGGTGCTCGGCCGCGCCGGACTGCCCGTCACGGCGGACAACGCCTATCTGATCCATTTCCTCGGGCCGCGTCGGGGCCTGGCGCTGATCCATGCGCCGGGGATCATGGAGATCAAGCGCTTCCTGCCGGCCGACGTGATCAGCGCGAACAAGCGCGTGCTCGAGGGAAAGACGGTCGGCGAGGTCAAGGCGTGGGCCGCCCAGCAGATGGGCGGCGAAGCGCCGACGGAGGTCGGCTTCGCCCCCGAGCTCGGCGACGGCGTGGAGCTGCGGCCAGAGCAGTTCAACGATGCGGGGGAGCGGCGCGCGGCCGAGGCAGTGCTCTACGGCGGCGAGCGCGGCGCGTTCGGCCCGCGTCATGGCGATATCGCCGGCGACTGGCATGCGGCCGTCGATCGGCTCAGCCACGATCGGGCCGGCGAGGTCCCGGGCGCGCTGTTCCATCCCGATGTCGGCGACATCGACGTGATATGGGGGAACGCCAAGGGTGGCCTGGCGCATATCCTCGCCAAGCACCCCGAGGTCGTCGACAATCTGCCCGATCTGATCGCCGGCATGGAAGTTACGCGCAGCTCGGCAAACCGCGTACAGCTCGAAAGCGCAGACCATCTCGCCAAGGTGCGCCTCGACTATGACGGCGAAAGCAAGAGCTGGTTGCTCACCGCCTTTCGGAAGGGAAAGGCCTCGGCGACGGCGGAGGACGGACGTGTCGTCGCGGACGGATGGGACGGCTCCCCCACCCTCGAGGCTGCGCGCAATATAGGCGCCAGCAGCCGCAGCGGCAAGCGGATGGTATCCGACGCGCCGGAAGATCTGCTGACCCAGATCGCGAACTGGGGCGGTCTGCGCGACGACGAGGGCTATGATTTCGGCAACACGGCCGGCCTCAAGGGCGCACGCACCCGCCGCGGCAAAGTGCTCAAAGGCAACGGGCTGACCATCGACCGGCTCGGCGAGAAGCTGTGGGAAGCCGGTTGGTTCGGCCCTTCCCAGGTATCGGAACGACCGACGCTCGACGAGATCGTCGACCTCGTGGAAGAGGCCGCTCGCGGGCGCGTTTTCCATCCGGACGATCGCGCGCTGGTGGCCGAGCGCGAGCGGATGCTCGACGATGGCGAGGACGAGATCCGCGCGATGCTGGACAGTGCGGCGGCGGAACTGGGGATCGAACCCGACAGCGAACTGCTCGACGAGGCGATCGCCCGGATCCGGCGCGGCGAGGACGCCGACGATGCGCTGATCGCGGCGGTCAATGCACGGTTCCGCGACGAGATGGCGGCTTCGGCCGAAGGCGGCGACGACGCCGCGGATCTCGCCCAGGGCGCGATGGAAGCGGAGGATTGGGATCGGCTCGGCGAGCTGCGCGACAGCCTCGCGCGGTGGGACGATCCCGACGGCGAGGCGGCGATCGCGCAGGCGATGTCGATCGAGCATGATCTGCGCATGGCGATCGAGGCCGGCGAAGATCAGCGGTTCATGCTGGACGACGGCGCCGGCGAACGCGGTGCGACCGAGATCCTCGAGGCGCTCGACCGCGACGTGGCGGCGGCCGAGGCGATGCGCGCATGCCTGGTGCCGGGGAATGGAGCGACCGAATGAGCCTTGCAGCCTGTATCCCCGGCCTCGTCGAGAACGGGCATCTCAGCCAGGAACAAGGCGAGCGCGCGCTCGAGATCTATGGCCGGCTCGAACGCCAGCACCGCCGGAACATGGGGCCGGCGGCGGCCGAGGCGATGGCGAGCACCGGAACGGTCGAGGCGCTCGCGCGCGAGGCGGCGCAGAAGAAACGGCAGACGTTGTTGCAGATCGCGGCGCAGAAGCGCGCGCTGGTCGACATGGCCGGCTTCAAGGGCGGCAAGGATCCGGGCGGTGCGGCGATCGCGCTGTTCGATCATGTCGAAGGCGCGCCCTATGCGAATGTCGAGGCGCAGCGGAAGGCGATCCTCGGCCAGGCGCATGCCCGCATGGACGCGGTGCTGCAGCACTTCAAGCGCAGTTCGATCGGCACGGCGCGCAATGTCGCCGACCTGGGCGACGTGGTGCGCGAGCTGTTCGGCACGAGCACCGGCAACCGTCGCGCGGCCGAGCTCGCAGAGGCGTGGACCGATGCGGCCGAGATGCTGCGGCATCGGTTCAACGCCGCCGGCGGCGCGATCGGCAAGCTCGAAAAGTGGGGTCTTCCGCAGGGCCATGACAGCCTGCGGATCCGCGAGGCGGGCTTCGACGCCTGGCGCGACTTCATCACGCCGCTGCTCGACCGCCGGCGGATGATCGACGACGAGACCGGCCTTCCGTTCGACGACGAAGCACGCGCGCGCGCGCTCCGCGACGTGTTCGACACGATCCGGACCGAAGGCTGGATCAAGCGCACGCCGGGCGGGCAGACCGGGCGCGGCAAGCTTGCCAATCAGCGCCAGGATCACCGTTTCCTGCATTTCGCCGATGCCGATGGCTGGATGGCCTATAACCAGCGCTTCGGCGCGAGCACGCCCTTCGAGGCGATGATGGGCCACCTCGAGGGAATGAGCCGCGACATCGCGCATATGGAGATCCTCGGCCCCAATCCGGCCGCGACGGTCAAATGGCTGCAGGACGGCCTCGCCAAGACGGCGGCACTCGACGGCGGCGGCAAGATGCTCGACCGGCTGCGCGGCGCCAGCGAACGGGTCGGCAAGCTGTACGAGGCGACCAGCGGGGCGATGAACATGCCCGTCAACACGACATGGGCGCGCCGGTTAGGAACGGTGCGGTCGCTGCTCACCTCGGCGATGCTCGGATCCGCTTCGCTGTCGGCTATCACCGATGTCGGCTTCCAGCGCCAGATCCGCGCCTTCAACGGGCTCCCGCAAATGCGCGCGCTGACCGGCTATATCAGCCAGCTCAAGGGCGCCAATCGGCGAACGGCCGTGCGCGCCGGGTTGATCGCGGAGGAAGCCAGCAAGATCATGGCGGCGCAGCACCGCTACACGCTCGACAGCCAGGTCCACAAATGGGCAGGCTGGTTGAGCGACAATGTGCTGCGCTGGTCGGGCCTGTCGCCATGGACGCAGGGCGGGCGCTGGGCGTTCGGCATGGACTTCCTAGGGGCGCTGGCGGACAGCTTCGATCGCGGATGGAGCGAGGTCGACCCGACTTTGCGCGGGGCGATGGAGCGCTACGGCTTCGACGAGACCGAATGGAACTCGCTCCGATCGACGCCGCTGCACGAGGAGGAGGGAACGACCTTCCTGCGGCCCCAGGACATCGCCGAGCAGCGGGTCGCGGACCGGATGCTGCGGATGATCCAGACGGAGACGGATTTCGCCGTGCCGACCGCGACGGTGCGCGCGCGATCCTACCTCAACGCCGATCGGCCAGGCACTTTTTGGGGCGAGGTGACGCGCAACGTCGCCCTGTTCAAATCGTTCGGCGTCTCGATGATCATGACACACGCGGCGCGGGCGGCCTCGCTCGGCCCGGCGAATGCTGCCGGCTACGCCGCGTCCCTTGTGCTGACGACCACCGTGCTAGGCGCCCTCGCGATCCAGGCGAAGGAGATCAGCAAGGGAAAGGATCCGCGGCCGATGGACAGCAGCGACTTCATCGGTGCAGCGATGCTGCAGGGCGGCGGCTTCGGTGTGTTCGGTGATTTTCTCAATTCGGCCGAAAGCCGCTTCGGCGGTGGTCCGCTCGAGACTGCGGCCGGTCCCGTTGCCGGCCTGACCGTCGACGTCTCGAACATGACGGTAGGCAACCTGTTTCGTACCTATCATGCGCTCACCGGCCGAAATCCCGATGGCTCGCGCCCGAAGGGGCCGAACCTCGGCCGCGACGCGGCGAAGCTCGCGCAGCGCTACACCCCCGGATCTTCTCTCTGGTATAGCCGCCTCGCTTTCCAGCGGATCATCCTCGACACCGCGCAGGAATGGACGGACCCCGACTATCGGCAGGCGTTCGCGCGGATGGAGCGGCGCGCGCGCGACCAGGGGCAGCAATATTGGTGGCGACCGGGAAAGCTCGCGCCTGAGCGCGCTCCGGATCTCGACGCCGCCACCGCGTCGGAGGAATAGGCTAGGCGGCGATTCGCGCGCCTGCTATAAGCCCGCCCACGGAGGGCCGCTCTCCCTCTCCCATAACCGACGCACCGCCTTCGCGGGCCGTCGCGCATGGGGGCACGGATGACGGTTTCAACGACGGGCAGCGTCGCCAGCTATATCGAAAGCGCGGCGGCCGGTTATCCGGTTCCCTTCCGTTTCCTGTCGGCCAGCGACCTCATCGTGAAGCGGCGCATCAATGGCGTTGAAACGACGCTTGCGCTCGGTAGCGACTATAGCGTCTCGGGGGCCGATGCCGAGGCAGGCGGTCTGGTGACGCGGACGATCGCCGCCGCGATCGGCGCCGAGCTCATCATCCAGCGAGTAACGCCAAGGGTTCAACCGACCGATTATGTCGCCAACGACCGGTTTCCGGCCGAAAGCCACGAGCGGGCACTCGACCGGGGAATATTGATCACCCAGGAGGACGGGGAGACGGCGAGCCGCTCCATCCAGTTCCCTGTCGGCGAAGCGCCCACTACCAGCGGTTCGACCCTGCCCTCTCCGCTGTCGCGCGCCAGCAGGCTGCTCGCCTTTACGGCCGGCGGCGTGCTGGCGATGTCCAGCTTCACGACGGCCCAGCTGCAGGAGGCGGTCACCGCCGGCTTCAACGCATCGGTCCAGCAACTCTCTGGCAACATCTTCTACACCCGCGACGCCGACGGCGCGATCGGGATCGACCTCAACAGCTATCTGTCCAACTTTCGCGCGGTCAACGCCTTCGAATGGCTGACGGCCGGCGAGATCATCGACGTCATCACCTACACCGGCGCGATCGACCTGACCGCCAAGATGAACAAGGCGATCACAGAAGCGGCCGCGCGCAACCGGGACGTGTTCTTTCCCGCCGGCAAGTGGAGGAACACGGGCATCACGGCTTCGCTGACGACGGCGAACCGCGCCAAGCATATCCGGATCTTCGGGCAGGGCATCGGCAATCCGTTCGCGGTCACCGACAATGGCGGCACGATCTTCAAGAGCACAAGTGACGCGCCGGTATTCACCGACATGCCGATCACGGGGGCCAACTCCAACGGCGGGTACGAGATCTTCGATATCCGGTTCGACGGGACCTCCTCGTCCTACCCCGTCGTGTTGCTCAACACGATGTACGGCACGTCGTCGTTCCACCACTGCGTCATGTACCAGCGGGGGACCGCCGGCGGCTTCAAGCTGCTCTACGGCGCGACCGGCAAGGTCCATGACTGCTACGCGTTCAACCGCGACTATGTGACCTTCGGGCTCGGCGCAGCGCGGGTCGGCACTGGCTTCGAATATGTCAACGCCGCCGCTTCGGGCCTGATCACGTGGGACAAGATCAGCTCGCGCGGCTTCCTGCTGGCCTACAACATCGAGGCGCCCACCAGCAACGCTGCCGTCTACAGCTTCAAGCTGTCGAACTTCGAATGTTCGAACAACTATAATGGCGTCCGCATCGGCGCGAACGTGAACAAGGCGGTGCTGGACGGCGGCTATTTCGAGGGCGGCGACGGCGGAACCGCGATCGACCTGAGGAGCGGATATTACACCGTCCGCGATTGCGCGATCTACTCGGGCTACCTGACCGGGATCGACGACACCCAGGGCGGCGGAACCGGCGTTCCGGGCGGCAAGATCGAGGACGTCGTCATCAACATGGGCGCGAAGGTCAACGCGACCCATATCAGCCTGCTCAGCAGCGGAGGCTTTGGCGGGCCTTCGAAGGTCGTCATCAACCCCACGCTGATCTACACCGCGGGTACGGCCGGAGTCAGCGGCATCAAGATCGCCGGCACGGATCCGCGCATCCACCTCATCGGACCTTCGTACAATCCCCGGACGGGCTGGACCGGCGCCGGCACCAAGAAAATCAACGATACCACCGCCTCGGGCATGTTCGGGCTGACGGTCGCGATCGACGGCGACTATGAAATGCCGTTCGTCTCTCGCGGCATGTTCGCGAGCCAGCCTTCTTTCAATCCGGTGACCCAGGCGGCGTTGTCCGGGACGGTGCTGACCATCCCGCAGTCGGGCAATGTCCGCGTGGCGCCTAGCGCTTCGGGCTATACCGCCAACGAGCTGGCGCTCAGCTATACGCCGCTCGTGCCGGGAACCGAGGTGGAGCTCGACTGCACCAACGGCAACATCACCTTCAACACGTCGAACTATCTCAGGCTCAACGGGGGAGTGGACTTCACCGGTCCGGGCATCCTGACGTTGCGGATCTACAATTCCGGCGGGCGCGTGCTCGCCAAGGAAAAGTGCCGGAGCAACCTCCTCCTATGACCGGTCTCCCCGAATGGCTGCTGCCGCTGCTGGGCGGCAACACCGTGCTCAGCGCGGCGCTCGGCTATTTCATCCCGGCGGTCGTCTCGCGCAAGAAGGATGCCGGCGAGCTCGGCTCGGATCTGTTGCGGCAGGCGATCGCGCGGATCGAGGTGCTCGAGCACGAAAACCGCGAGTGCAATACCAAGGCGATCCGGATCGAAAGCCGGTGCAACCGGAACGAGCTCGCGCTGCGCATCACGATCGGCGAGCTGCAGGAGCGGCTACCGGGCAGCCCTGTGCTGCGCCAGGTCGGCAAGCTGATCGGGCCCGAGATGCCGACCGACAGCGCCGTTCCCGCCGACATGACCGGCATTCTCGACCAGCTCAACGCGACGACCAGCAGGGGGATTTGACGATGTGGAAATGGGATCAGTCCGCCGGGGAACTGTACCACGACGGGAAGCTCATCTCGCGAGGCTATGCCGGTCGCGGGAGGGGGAAGAACAACCCAGCGATGCAGGCGGCGGTGGCGGTCGGGCCCATCCCGCGCGGCCGATGGAAGATCGGCGCGCCCTATGACAGCAAGAACACCGGCCCGTTCACGTTGATGCTCGACCCGGAGCCGGGCACCAACACGCTCGGGCGCTCCGCCTTCCGCATCCACGGCGACAGCATCCGCGATCCGGGCAATGCCAGCCACGGCTGCATCATCCTGCCGCCACAGGTCCGACGCCAGATCTGGAACAGCGGGGATCGCGCGCTTGAGGTGGTCGAATGATCCGATATCTCGCTCGCCGGCTGCGCGAACGCAGCACATGGGGGGCGATCGGCGCCGCGATCCCGGCCGCCGCGCTGCTCGCGGCGCCGTGGTCCTATGCGGCGATCGCGGTGGCGGCGATCGTCGCGCTCTGTCCATCCCCGCCCAAGAAAGACGGCTGCGAGGATTGA